TCAACGCATGACTGGTACTACAGCTACAGTGATGACCACTCAGTGTGGCGTAAAGGTCAGGCTGAACGAAACGTTATCTCCAACGCTATGCGTGATAACGAAGAGTTAAAAGCTGTCTACGCTCAGTATCGTGAAGAGACAGGTATGTAGCTATGCAGAATTTGCATATCTGGTATGCTTGGGACTATACGGGGGTTGACCCAGAGTTATCCCTATGTGAACTTGCGAGTCTACTGAAACACTTATTAGAGGAGAATTAATGTTCTTAAAACTAGCAGGGCTAGAGATTCACTTTACAAGAGACATTTACACTTGCGTAACTTGTAATAAGGCTGTATGTATGATGAAGTGCGAAGGCACATCAACTGTATGTACAAGATGGGGGACTCTTATTGTCTCTAAAGTTAATCAAAGCCACGCGCCTGATAGAGGAGTTCCGCAAGTTAGACTCCGAGATGCAGGCACAAACGATGCTAGCGTTCCTGTTCATCGCTCAGAGGAGTGACCAAGGGGCACCAGCAACCGTAAAGGAAGTCGGGGAGTATCTGGGTATAACCTCCGCGTCAGCCTCAAGAAACGTAGCAGTCCTAGGCAAATGGTCTAGGCACAATAAAGCAGGGCATGACCTTGTTGTCAGCTACGAAAACCCAGAACGTAGAATTGAAAAGTTTATCGAGCTTACTCCACAGGGTAAGCGTGTAGCCAAAAGCATAGAGGGGTTCTTCGATGTCAGTTAAACAACGTGGTAATGGATGGCAGGTCTATGTCCGTAGTGGGGACACCCGTTACCGTAAAACTTTCTCCACTAAAGAAGAAGCAACGGTTCAGGAGGCACTTGTCCGTCAGGCTGTTGCATTGGGTAAACCTATCCCTGACAGTTCGTGCAGTTTTGCGGGGGTTACGCTCAGAGATGCCGCAGATAAGTGTTATGAGATGCACTGGAGAGGTACAAAGTCGGAAGGCAACACCATCCAGTACATTAAGCAGCTCGAAACCTGGTTCGGTAAGCACCGTGTTGTCAGCGAAATAAATACAAACTTGATTGACGAGTTTATCTTAAGCGAAAAGCAACGGGGGAGTGCTAATGCTACTATCAACAGGAAGCTTGCTGCACTGTCGAAGATACTACGACACCAGCTAGAACTAGGTAAGATACAGTCTATGCCAGTTATCCATAGACAGAAGGAGGGCAAGAACCGTATCAGATGGTTAACAAAAGAAGAAGAATGTGCAATAATTGATACAATGTTGCAGTGGGGTTTGACTGACTTGCTAGACGCTTTTGTGGTCTCAATCGACACAGGCATCCGTAAGGGTGAGCTTCTAAAGATACGGTCAACAGACATCAGCTCAGAAGGGCTGTACCTAGGGGATACCAAGAACGGAGACCCTAGACTCGTCCCACTCACTAAACGAGCACGAGAAGTGTTAGAGCGTAGACAGGGTGTACACAGTACTCGTCTGTTCCCATTCACTTACGATTGGGACAGAAGCATTTGGGATAGGGTGAGGAATCATCTTGAACTCGATGATGTTGTCTGGCATACGCTTCGACACACTACTTGCAGTAGACTTGTACAAGGTGGACTGCCTCTGACACACGTTAAAGAGTGGATGGGGCACAGAGCAATCCAAACTACCATGCGGTATGCTCACCTAGCACCTAAGCACTTACGCCAAGGTGTAAGTCTGTTGGAAGAATAAGTGTGGCCTTAGTAGTGGCCTAAGTCGCGGATGTGGTGAAATCGGTAAACACAACAGACTTAAAATTTGTCGCCTTTTCAATGGCTTGCGGGTTCAAGTCCCGCCATCCGCACCACTTAAAATCTACTGGTAAACAACTACACTGGTGTAGGAATGACGTAAGTGTATGATTTGTATAGGGTTTTCTGTTAAAAATTCATGCAAAAATACGACACTTCTTATTGTTACACTCGCGTAGAGACTTTAAACCGAGGCCACCTCTGGTGGTCAACTTGTGGCCTACAGGCAGGACTAAGATATGCCAACTATAGAAGACCAGATAAATCTGGAACACGAGATGCTCCAAGCAGGCATCGAAAGGTACGACAGTCAGAACATCAAACTGACAGGTCAATCACAAGAAAGTAAGACAACTTATGGTAGAGCACTCATTGCGGGTGTAGTCAGCCAGGTTACAGAGGAAGTTAAGAAGCTACAGCTACCTTCACAGTCCTCAAGACGTTGTGTTGCCCGTGGTAAGATAAAGGAGATGGACGCAGAACAGGTAGCTTACCTAGCCCTAGTGTCAGTCATCGACTCAGTGAGTAAACGCTACAGTCTACTTAAGGTAGCCCGTGCTGTTGGAGGTCACATCGAAGACCAAGACAGACTAGCCCAGTGGGTAGCTGGAGAGAAGGAGAAAGCTAAACGAGTACTAGAGAAGGCTAATGAAAAGTCTACCCGCAGACATAAGCGCCTTGGCCTCCTTCACAAGATGGAGCTTGATGGTTACATTGGTAATGAGTGGACAAACGAAGAGAAGATATTTGTAGGTGTAAAGCTTATTGATGTTATCATTCGTGTCACAGGTCTGGTACGCTTAACCAAGCTAAGGACTGCACGTAACAAAACCACCACTTTCGTAGAAGCTACGCCAGAGACGCTAGAGTGGATACGTAAGTTTAATGAGTACAACAGTAGACGTAAGCCTCGCTATGCTCCTTGCATTATCCCACCTAGGGATTGGGAAGGTGTATGGGGTGGTGGCTACTACTCAGACGTAATCAATCGACTACCACTTGTGAGGGCACACTGATGAGTAACTGGATAGCAACTAATGAACTACGGTGGTACGTGAGTACCGAAAGAGAACCATACAGTGATTATGTACTTCAGCAGAAGTGGAAGCACAACGAGGCTAGCTATTACGGAGGTAGGATTGTGTCTGAAGAATGGCGTGATGTACCTGTAGTGGAGGAAGAGTGATGACCTTTGAAGAATGGTTCGATAAAGATGATGCTAATTATGTAGAGGATTTAGCTAGAGCCGCATACGAAGCTGGCATACAAGAAGGCATTCATGACCTCGTAAAGGCGCACCAGATTAGACCCAGAGGTAAGTCAATGCTTGTCTATCTGCCTGAAGGTTACGTCCTTGTACCTGTAGAACCTACAGAGAAGATGGAAGAGGCAGGGTTAGAGGTTCACCCTTGGGATTATACTGAAGATATGCAGAAAATATACAAAGCCATGATACAAGCCGCACAGGAGGAAGAGTGATGCAACAGTATCTAATAACAGTATGGGAAGATGGCGGTAAGTACAGCTACGTCATGGGCACTAACAACATAGATTCCGTTAAGAAAGACCTTAACAAGCGGTACAATCGTTACACTGTAGTAGCAAGGGGTACACTATGAGCAACCTAACACTAAAGCAACTGTTAGACAGCACAGAAGCAGGTGATGAGATTACACGCCATACGCTTCAGTGGCATTACCAATACCTGATGGAAGATACTAAGCGACTCTCTGACAAGGAGAACATTAAGCCGTACGAAGCTCAGGATATTGATAACAACATTATGTACATGGAAGCTATTAAGACAACGCTTAAGTTCTTTGGAGGTAGTGTTAAATGACATTTGAAGAATGGTGGGAAGATAGTGTGTATCCATTTATTTATGAAGACTGCGCTAAAGAAGCATGGGAAGGGGGCTTTGATGAAGGGTACAAGTTCGCTAACAAAGAGAACGAAGAGTACGACAAGACACTGACAGGGGACAGCGCAGTATGAAGAAGAACAGCAGAGCTTACCTCAAAGAACTTGAGAAGCGTGACCTAAGCCAAGAGCTTAAGTGTGTTAATGCTCTTCAGCGTACACCTTGGCGTATCAACAAGAATGTTGTTAACGTTATCCGTACAGTGTGGGACAGTGGACAGGAGTGGGCAGGACTTCCTCCCCGTGATGACCTAGCTCTTCCTCACTACCCGTTTGACGTTGAGCCTTCTGACTTGAACGTTGCACAGAAGCAGGACTTTGCTGAATGGCGCAAGCGTCGAAACAGCATTCACTCATTCAACAACAAGTCACGCTCTAAGCGTATCCAGATTGAACGCACCATACAGCTTGCTGAAGACTACCAGCAGTTCGATGAGTTCTACTTCGTATGGCAGCTAGACTTCCGTGGGCGTAAGTACCCTGTTGAATCCTTCATGTCCCCTCAAGTAGCTGACTGGGGTAAGGCATGTATTGAGTTCAGCCGTGGTGCTACTATCAACAACGACCAAGAAGCAGAGTGGCTTGCAATCCACGGAGCTAACAACTTCGGTGAAGATAAGATTAGTCTTAAAGACCGTGAGCTGTGGGCGTATATGCAAGAAGAGAACGTTGTACGTACCGTAGAGAACCCTTACGACTTCCTGTGGTGGACTGAGGCAGACAAACCCTTCCAGTTCTTAGCGTGGTGCTTTGAGTGGTACGGTTACCTACGTGAAGGGCATGGCTTCATTACCCACCTACCTGTAGCCGCTGATGGTTCGTGTAATGGTTTACAGATTTTATCAAGCATCCTGCGGGATACAGAAGGCGGTAAGGCAGTTAACCTAATTGACTGTGACCTACCTGCTGACATCTATCGTGACGTAGCTCAGGCAACCGAAGCCAAGGTACGCCTGGATGCCTCAAACGGTAACGAGATGGCTAAGAAGTGCCTTGAGTTTGGTATCGACCGTAAGCTTACCAAGCGTAGCGTTATGATTGTCCCTTACTCTGGCACTCAACACGCTTGTCGTCAGTACGTAGAGGAAGCTATTGAAGAAAAGGTAGCCAAGGGCGCTCACAATCCCTTTGGTGATGACTTCTTCAGCGCCAGCCTGTACCTAACTGGACATATCTGGTCTTCCATTGACGATGTAATCGGGTCAGCCCGTAAGGTCATGGACTACGTTAAAGATGTAGGCTCCCTATACTCAGCTCGTAACATGCCTATGGAATGGATTACCCCGACTAACCTTCTGGTACGTCAGGTGTACAATGACCATAGAACTAAAGTCATTCAGACTTTGATTGATGGCTCTATTGTCAAACTCAACTATCAACAGGGCATTGAGGACAAGATTAGTAAGAGTAAAACACGAAGCGGTGCTTCACCTAACTTCGTACACTCTTTAGACGCTTCCGCACTAACCATGACTGTAAACCGTTGTGTAGATGAAGGTATTGTAGATTTTGCAATGGTTCACGACAGCTACGGCACACACAGTCCTAATATGTGGAAGATGTCACACCTACTTAGAGAAGCGTTTGTAGATATGTTTCAAGAAAATGATGTATTGGAGCAACTATATACGTATACTAAGGAAAGGTTGAAGACAGACGATGTACCACTGCCTCCTAGTAAAGGAGACCTTGACATCCGTAACGTGTTGAAATCTAAATATTTCTTCGCATAACTGGCTTAAACCCACTGCTATAGCCCAATATGGGTAAACTTAATACACTCAAGGAGATATTATGGCTGCTAAGGCTAAAGTAATTCAGGGTAACGCACTATGGGCAAAGGTTTTTGAACCTGATACCAAGTTCGACCCAAACGGCACATACTCTATTCAGGTTACAATTCCTGAAGAAGAAGCTGCTGGCATTTGTGAGTACCTCGATAAAGTAGTTCAAGACCGCTTTGATGAAGAGGTTAAGGCTAAACCTAAGATGAAGAATAGCCTGTCCACTAAAGCTGCGTATGAACCACACTATGACAAAGACGGTAACGAAACTGGTCTAGTAGAGTTTCGCTTCAAGCTTAAAGCTAAAGTCCAGACTCGTGATGGCTCTCTGTATGACCAGAAGCCTATCGTTGTGGACGCTAAACGTAACCCTATGGACTCTAACAACCTGATTGGTAACGGTTCTATTGTTAAGGTGGCCTTTGAGCCTATCCCTTACGTTATGGCCTCTACTAAGCAGGTAGGTGTTAGCCTCCGTCTTAAAGGCGTACAGGTTATTGAACTCGTTGAGTACGGTAACGGTGGTGCTTCTATGTTCGACGAAGAAGAAGGCTTCGTAGCAGAGAAGATGGAAATGGCAACCAGTCCGTTTGATGACGGTATGGATGACACCGATGAATCTGAAGGGGACTTTTGAGCATCGGGTTATCTCTGACCTTGAGAAGCGTGGAGTGCAGTACGAGTACGAACCTCATACTGTACCCTACGTTGTGGAGAGGAAGTACATCCCAGACTTATTCGTGAACGGTGTTTACGTAGAGGTCAAAGGCTACTTCAGACAAGATGCCCAGCGAAAGATGAAAGCAGTAAAGGCTCAACACCCTGAGCTTGATATACGCTTTCTCTTTCAGCGGGGTAACTCTCCAGTCCAAGGCGCTAAGAAGCGCAAGGACGGGTCTAAGATGACTTGTGCAGAATGGGCAGACCGTAACGGCTTCTTATGGGCCGAAGGCGAACACATACCAGAGGGTTGGTTATGAAACTTAAAATAGACTTAGATGACATCATCCAAAAGCTGTACAGCGAAGCAGACGACTACGAGCTTGAAGAGCTACGTGACCTTTTGACTGATTGGCTGGATGCTATTGAAGCTGAGTTGGCAGAGGAAGACGAGCTATGACAGCAGAGGACAGTGCATACATTAAGAAAGAAGCCTGTCCTCACTGCGGCAGTAGTGATGCTAACGCTCTATATTCAGACGGGCATCATTACTGTTTCTCTTGTGAGACTGTGACTCCTTCCGATGACGAGGTAACTACAAACGTAGTAGAGATACCTACAGACTTCAGACAAGTAAGAGGGCAAGTCCAAGCGTTACCTAAACGCAAACTATCTGCCGAAACTTGTAAGCTGTGGGACTACCAAGTAGCCGACTATAACAACCAGAAAGTTCAGGTCGCTTCCTACCGTGATACTAGCGGTAAGGTAATAGGCCAGAAGATACGCTTTGCTAATAAGGACTTTACGTTCCTTGGTGACGCTAAGAACGCACACCTTTACGGTAGGCATCTATGGCGTGACGCTGGCAAGATGGTCACAATCACTGAGGGTGAGCTTGATGCTCTATCCCTAAGCCAAGCATTTGGTAATAAGTGGCCTGTCGTATCAGTACGCTCTGGGGCTGCTGGCGCTAAACGTGACATTCAGAAGAGTATTGATTGGCTTGAGAAGTTCGAGTCTGTCATCTTCATGTTTGACAATGATGAGGTAGGTAAGAAAGCGGCTGAAGAGTGCGCCTTACTCCTCACACCTGGCAAGGCAAAGATTGCTTCACTCCCTCTAAAAGATGCTAGCGATATGCTACAAGAGGGACGAGTTAAAGAACTCGTTGATGCAGTCTGGGCAGCTAAGGTGTTTAGACCAGATGGCATTGTTTCTGGCACTGAGCTGTGGGAGCTGGTCTCCTCAGAAGAAGTGGTTGAGTCCATCCCTTACCCTTTCAACGGTCTTAACGAGAAGACGTTAGGGATACGTAGGGGTGAGATTGTAACCATTACTGCTGGCTCAGGTATCGGTAAGTCACAGCTTACCAGAGAGATTGCTTATGACATTATTAAGCAAGGCCATACTGTTGGGTACATTGCCCTAGAAGAAAGCGTTAAGCGTACCTCTCTTGGCCTCATGGGGTTAGCCCTAAACAAGCCTCTGCACTTAGGTGCTGAAGGTATAGATAAAGAGGAACTGAAGGATGCTTTTAATGCTACAGTCGGGTCTGGTAACGTGTTTCTTTATGACCATTGGGGTTCTACAGATAGCGACAATCTTCTTGCGAAAATCAGATACTTGGTTCGTGGGTGTGGTTGTCACTACATTGTCCTTGACCATCTCAGCATCGTTGTGTCTGGCATGGGTGATGGGGATGAACGTAGGCTTATTGATAACACCATGACCAAACTCCGTACACTGACGGAGGAACTACAGTGTGGACTTATACTTGTATCACACTTGAAGCGTCCTGAAGGAAAGGGACACGAGGAAGGTGCGACTACTTCACTTGCACAGCTACGAGGTTCAGCAGCCATTGCTCAGTTGAGTGACATGGTGGTTGGCCTAGAGCGTAACCAGCAAGACAAAGACAACGCCAACCTCACAACAATAAGAATACTCAAGAACCGATGGACTGGTGAGACAGGTGTCGCTTGTCACCTTGAGTACAACAAAGAGACAGGCCGAATGGCTGAAACCTTCTTTAGCGAGGAACAGGATGATTTCTAATGATTACTTACACTGAAGACGATTTACGAAAGGCGTGGCTGAAGTTCTTATTCACCCTTTACGACCTTGAGAAAGAAGGCTTGGACATGGGCGATTGGCCCGACATCGAAACGTTTAGAGAATTTTTTGAACAAGAATTAGAGGCATACTACGCCACTTTCCACTAGCTACTGCGGAGACAGAGCAATGCGCTACATCTTAGATATTGAAACCAACGGCTTACTATCAACAGTCGATACCATTCACTGTGTTGTACTACGTGACATAGACACAGATGAAGTAGTCTCATACACAGAGGAAACACGTTCTGTGTGTATAGATAGAATGGACAAAGCTACACTAATAGTAGGCCACAACATTCTAGGCTACGACTTCCCAGTCTTAGAGAAACTATGGGGTTACACATTTAAAGGTGAGAAGTTTGACACCTTAGTAGCCTCTCGCACCATCTGGCCTCACCTTGGACAGGTAGACAGCGAGAACAAACGTATTCCTAAGAAGCTTTGGGGTTCACACTCCCTGAAGGCTTGGGGCTATCGTCTAGGAGACCACAAAGGAGACTTTAACGATGGTACTACGGAAGTATGGGACAGCTTCACGCCCGAAATGCTCGAATACTGCATTCAAGACACACAGGTCACAAAGACTCTTTTGGGACTCATTACCTCAAAGAACTTTTCTGAAGACGCACTACAGCTTGAGCACAACATCGCTGAACAAATGTTTCTTCAAGAGCAACGGGGTTTTTCGTTCGACGTTGATGCCGCACGTTCCTTATTTGGAGACCTTGCGGACAGAAAACAGGAGATTGAACAGAATCTTCAATCCACGTTTGAACCCACGATTGTCGAGCTTAAGACTAAGACTAAAACTATTCCGTTTAACCCAGCCTCTCGACAGCAGATTGCTGACAGGCTTATTAAAAGGGGATGGAAGCCTGAAGTATTCACTGACTCAGGCCAGCCTAAAGTAGACGAAACAATCCTATCTAAGATTGATATGCCAGAAGCGCAGTTGCTTGTGGAATACCTAATGCTGAACAAACGCCTAGGACAGCTTGGTTCTGGTAACCAGGCATGGCTCAAGCTTGAACGTAACGGGAGGCTTCATGGGCGAGTTAATCACATGGGGGCAGTTACTTCGCGCTGTACCCACAGCAACCCTAATATGGCTCAAGTCCCTAGTGTCGGAGCACCCTATGGTACTGAGTGCCGTAGTATGTTTACTGTCCCTACTGGTTACAGTCTTCTTGGTGCTGATGCTAGCGGGTTGGAGCTACGATGCCTCGCCCACTACATGGCTAAGTACGACGATGGTGCCTACGGTCGTGAGATTTTAGAAGGCGACATCCACACAGCCAACCAACAGGCCGCTGGTCTACCTACTCGTAACAACGCCAAAACGTTCATATACGGATTCTTATATGGCGCAGGCGACGAGAAGATTGGGTCTATTATTGGTAAGGGTTCCAAAGAAGGTAAGCGTATCAAGAAGAAGTTTCTTGAGAAGACCCCTGCACTAAAGATGCTACGCGATGCCGTAGGTAAGTCAGCAGAAAAGGGTTGGATTAAGGGACTTGATGGACGGGTTATCCCTATCCGTCACGCTCACGCAGCTCTCAACACGTTATTACAATCCGCTGGAGCAATCATTTGTAAACGCTGGTACTGGGAAATAGTCCAGTCACTAGAGGCTAATGGTTACACAGAGGGAGATGCTTCTATTGTGGCGTTTGTTCACGATGAAGTCCAAGTACAAGTTAAGCAAGGTATTGAAGATGAAATCGGCAAGCTCATTACAGAAGCAATGCACAACACAGAACGCTATTACAAATTCCGCTGTCCTCTCGACTCAGAGTACAAAGTCGGAAAGAACTGGGCAGACACCCACTAAGAAATACAACAACGACAAGCGCTTTGATGTAGACCTAGCCTACGGGCAGATGCACGAAGAGCGTGTTGTTGCGATGCTAGAGAACAAGAAGATAGAAGTTAAAACAGAGCGAGGTATGTGGGCTAAGACTGGTAACATCGCTATAGAATTTGAAAGCTATGGCAAGCCTAGCGGAATAGCCTCTACTGAAGCTGACTACTGGTTCCATAACCTAGCGATAGGAGACACCGTGTACGCTACGCTTATGTTTGATGTAGACGTACTTCGTACACTGGTGGAGGAACTTGACGACCACAAGGTTGTTAAAGGTGGAGATAACTGGGCATCTAAGATGTACCTAGTGAACCTAAGCAAACTCTTCTCTACCGACACTGTAAAAGTTTTTAAAGAATTGGAGAAACAATGATGGAAGTAGTCTACTGGATGTTAGGGGTTTCGTTCACTCTAGTGTCTGTCGTCTTTGCTGTACGTTTAGCGTTCCAGTCTTGGCTGGACTACGTGCAGATTAAAGAAGGCATCGACATTATGCGTATGCACATGGACAACGCTGAGGAGGGGTTTGACGATGACAACATTACTCATTGATGGTGACATTGTTGCGTACCACGCATCGGCTGCTTGCGAACAACCTATTAACTGGGGTGATGGTCTTTGGACTCTTCATTCCTATGAGGCTGATGTCTTAGCCAAGGTAGATGACGCAATCAGTAAGCTCGTAGCAGACAGTGGTGCTGACAAGTACGCTGTGCCTATCAGTTCTACTATCAACTACCGCAAATCCGTAGCTGACTACTACAAGGCCAACCGTTCAAACACACGTAAGCCTATGTTGTTGGAGTTTGCCAAAGACTACATCATGGAAAACCACTTCGGTATGCAGTGGAAAAACTTGGAAGCTGACGATGTTCTTGGTATTCTTACATCAAGTTCAGATGAGTACTTGTGTTTCTCACAGGACAAAGACCTTGAAACCATACCTGGTAGACACTGGATTGATGGCAAAGAGGTTGAAATCACTGAACTGGAGGCTGACTACAAGTTCTTCACCCAGACCCTCACAGGGGATGTAACGGACAACTACAAAGGCTGTCCTAAGATTGGTGCAGTAACCGCAGCCAAGATACTCAACGAAGCTAAAGATGCTGATGAGATGTGGAAGCTAGTAGTTCACACATTCTACAAAGCAGGCTTAGGCGCTGAGGTAGCTTTAGAGAACGCTCGCCTTGCACGTATACTACGTAATGGTGAGTACAACATTGATACAGGAGAGGTGAATTTATGGACACCGTAGATAATGTCAACAGCCCAGCGCATTACAAAGCTGGCTGTATTGAGACCATTGAGTACATCGAAGATGTCTTAGGTAACTATGACGCTATCCACTACTGCCACGGCAACGTGCTTAAGTATCTTGGGTCTCGTTTGTGGAACAAAAATAACCCTATCGAAGACGCTAAGAAAGCTCGTTGGTACTTGGATAGAATGATTAAGAACATGGAAAAAACAGAGGGGCATAACTGGTGAACGCAGATACTTTATTTGAAGCGATTGAAAAGTGGGGATGGGATAAAGGAATACTCCCTGATGCTGACCCGCTTGCTCAGTGGACTAAGACAATGGAAGAAGCGACAGAGCTAGGTGTAGCTATCGCTAACAGTAACCGAGAAGAAGTCAAAGACGCTATCGGTGACATCATTGTTACACTGACGATGCAAGCTGAGGCATGGGCATTAACCCCACAAGAGTGTATGGAACACGCTTTTAACATTATTTCAAAACGAACTGGCAAAATGGTTGATGGAGTATTCGTTAAAGATGAATGAAGTAATTATCTTTGGTACTAGCAACTGCTCGTACTGCGACATGGCAAAGAAGCTGTGTGAAAACTTCAGCATCCCTTTTGTCTACTACGATATTTCAACTGACACTAACGCTATGAACTACCTTATGGACGAGATTGGGATGTTTAAGACTGTCCCTCAAATCTTTGTAGATTCAGAGCACGTTGGTGGCTTCAGTGAGCTGAAGGAACTGCTTAATGATTGATATTGATTACTCCCGTAATGGGAACTTCTCTGAACAGGCACTAACCCTTCTTAAGGATTACTACTGTGAAGCTGGGGAAGACCCACAGGATGCTCTAGCCAGAGCGTCCCTTGCTTATTGTGAAGGTGACTTAGACTTTGCTCAACGTATCTACGACTACGCTTCTCAGCAGTGGTTTATGTTTGCAAGTCCCGTGCTGTCTAACGCACCCGCAGAGGGCAAAGCACCTAAAGGTTTACCTATCTCCTGCTTCCTTACTTATGTTCCTGACACCCTTGAGGGTCTGATTGAGCATAACGCTGAGGTAGCTTGGCTGTCTGTTAAGGGTGGTGGTGTAGGTGGTCACTGGTCAGATGTACGTGGTGTGTCTGAGAAGTCACCTGGCCCTATCCCTTTTCTAAAAGTAGTAGACAGTCAGATGACTGCATACAAGCAGGGCAAGACACGTAAAGGTTCTTATGCCGCTTACCTAGACATCTCTCACCCAGACATCATTGAGTTTATGAACTTCAAGTTGCCTACTGGTGGTGATGCTAACCGTAAGTGCTTCAACCTGTTCAACGCTGTCAACATTACAGATGACTTTATGGAGGCTGTAGAAAATGACTCAGAATGGAAACTACGCGACCCTAGCACTGGACACGAACGCGCTGGTGTTAAAGCTAGAGACTTGTGGCAACGACTTCTTGAAGCTCGCTTCAGAACTGGAAGCCCTTACCTCAACTTTATCGACACTGCCAACCGAGGACTCAATGAGTATCAAAAGGGAATTGGATTACGCATTATGGGAAGTAACCTGTGCAATGAAATCCATCTCGCAACGGATGAGCAACGTACAGCAGTCTGTTGCCTCAGCTCAGTCAACCTCGAAAAGTTCGATGAGTGGAAAGACACTACAATGATTGCAGACCTTGTACGTCTGCTTGATAACGTAATTACTTTCTTCATCGACCATGCACCTGATGAGCTAAATAAGGCAGCTTATTCGGCTCAACGTGAACGTTCTATTGGTCTAGGGGCTATGGGTTTCCACGGCTACTTGCAGTCTAAGCGAGTACCTTGGGAGTCAATGGTAGCCAAACTGTTGAATGACTCAATGTTTAAAACCATTAAGGAGCAAGCAGTAAATGAAACTAAGAGACTTGCACAGAAGCTTGGTGAACCTGGAGACATCGTTGGGAGTGGGCATAGGAACGCTCACCTTCTTGCTATCGCTCCTAACGCTAACAGTTCAATTATTTGTGGTTGCTCTGCTAGTATCGAGCCTATAAAATCTAACGCCTACACACACCGTACTCGTGCTGGTGCTCATCTTATTAAGAACAAGCACTTAGAAGAGTCACTTGAAGTGATTGGTATGAATACACCTGAAGTGTGGAAGTCCATCATTAACAATGAAGGTTCTGTACAACACCTAGATGTCCCAGAGGATATTAAGGAAGTGTACAAAACAGCGTTTGAGATTGACCAGAGTTGGGTAGTAGACCATTCAGCCGACCGTCAGCAATACATCTGCCAAGGTCAGTCTGTTAACCTCTTCTTCCCTGCTGGTTCACCTAAGTCATACGTCAATGGTGTACACCTACGAGCCTTTAAACAAGGACTCAAAGGGCTGTACTACCTACGTACTAACGCTGGTGTGGAAGCAGATAAAGTAGGTCTTCAAGTAGAGCGTAACGCCCTTAAAGACTCCGATGAATGTTTAAGCTGTCATGGGTGATTTATGAGAATTAATATAGACAGTAAACCACAGTTGTTAGGGGCATTGACTGCAATCCTAATGTTAGGCGGTTTGTTTGCCTTACTTGTAAACTGGGTAATCAGCTACTTTGTACCAACATTTGAAGTGTCCTTCAGTAACTGGGCTATGACTTGGTTGGGAATAATCATAGCTAAAATTGTACTAGGAAGCTCTAAGTGAAAGTAGAATTGATTGAATCAGCAGGGGGCGACCTTTCGGTCGTCAACTCTGCAAGAGTAAGTTTTAATAAGGAAATCAATGAGTTAGGAGAGGGCGATGCGAAGCTTATTAACTACCTTGCTAAACATCGTCACGACACTCCGTTTCGACATAACTTTATTCAGCTCCGTTGCTGTGTGCCTTTATTCCTTGCCCGTCAGTTAATGAAGCACCAAGCAGGACTGACGTGGAACGAAGAGTCACGTAGATACATTGACTATCCACCAGACTTCTACAAGCCTGAAGGCTGGCGTAAGCGTCCTGACAAGAGCATCAAGCAAGGGTCAGGTGGACACCACCACTTCTCACCTAAGCTAAGTCGTGAGTACGAGATGTACCTTAAGAAGGCTACGGAGTACTACGAGGACTTGCTTGATGAGGGTGTAGCACCAGAGATGGCCCGTATGGTCTTACCACAAAGCATGATGGTTAACTTTATCTGGTCGGGTAACCTACTGGCTTTCTACCATGTGTACAAACTACGAGCAGGTGAAGGAGCACAAGAGGAAGCTAAGGTGTTTGCTCACCTACTTCACGATGCTATTTTCCCTGAGTTTCCTATCTCTTGGCAGGCTTTGCAGAAGCGAGACAACGGGACGTACTAGAGGAAGCGGACATGAGTTGGACTTATGACAGTGGCGGTCACAAAAAAGACCAGAAAAAATATCAACAAAATTATGCACTTATCTTCGGCAAGCCGTGTGGAGAATGCGGACAAAAAGGCGGACATAAGATGGATTGTACAATGAATTGGAGAGAACAACGTGACAACAAGCACAAAGAAAACAGTAACTAAAGCGACACCTAAGACTGAGGCTCCTGATTACACATTGGCTATCGCTACCCTAACTGGAGTCCTATTACAACGAGGACACAGCGCACACTCTGCTGTCGAACAAGCTAAGAAGATTCTGGAGTTAATCCATGAGCCTTCTTGACATCAACACAGCGTACAAACCTTTTAAGTACCCTTGGGCTGTTGATATGGCTGTTAAGCATGAACAGCTACACTGGGGTGAGTGGGAAGCAAAGCTTCAAGACGATGTGACTCAATGGGCTACTAAGCTGTCTGATGAAGAAAAAAACCATATAACTCAAATACTTAGACTGTTCACTCAGTCTGATGTAGCGGTAGGTACTAACTACATTGAGTACTACTTACACAAGTTTAAGAACAACGAGATACGAGCCATGCTCACTTCGTTTGTTAACCGTGAGTTCGTACACCAGCGTAGTTACGCCCTTCTTAATGATACCCTAGGTTTACCTGAAGAAGAGTTTTCGGCTTTCACAGCCGTACAAGAGATGCAGGATAAACTAGACTTCATGGCTGACATTGATGTGAATAGCCACCAAGGTCTAGCAATGGCGGTAGCCAGGTCAGTCCTTAACGAAGGCATGAGCTTGTTCTCTGCGTTCGCTATGCTCCTCAACTATCAACGCTACGGCAAGATGCGAGGAATGTGTGAGATTGTAGAATGGAGTGTACGAGATGAAACCCTACATTGCGAAGGTATGGTCAAGCTGTTTAGAACCTTCTGTGACGAACATCCACGTATCGTTACTGATGAGTTCAAAGCGAATATCTACCAAATGTTCCGAGATGCGGTGGCACTTGAAGATAAAGTTATTGAGCTGGCATTTGAGCTTGGTAATGTGGAAGGTCTCACTATTGAAGAAGTTAAGGCATACATTCGCTACATTGCGAACCGACGACTGACACAGCTTGGCCTCAAGCCTAACTGGACTCGTAATAATGAGAACCCTCTACCTTGGTTAGACTGGGTACTGAACGGGGACAGCTTCAAGAATTTCTTTGAAGGTACGGTCACTGATTACAACGCAGCAGGAATGGAAGGGGACTGGGGGTGGTAACACTCCCTTTAAACCCACTGCTATAGATATTTAGGGGAACTTAATGAAAGTATTAAGTAATAACCTTAGTATAACTAAGGGACTAATTGAGCATCTTACAGAGCTTTTCCCAGACACCCTACCTGTCTCAACAACAACTACGGTTGAGGAATTGCGATTCCTTCAAGGTCAGCAGAGTGTCCTAAAGAAGCTACAAGAGCTTTACGATGAAATTTATGAGGACAACTAAATGTGTCTACCACAACCAAAGATGCCTGACGTAAAAGTGCCAGTCACTTCTGCGGCTCCCGCTGCTGCGGCACCCCCTGCTAAAATGTTAACTGATATGGTCGATAAAGACCTAGCCTCTGCGAAAGTGAAGAAGAAAGCTAAAGGCAAGAAAGGCTTACGTGTGAAAACTAAGTCTGACAATACTGGCTTACAGATTGCTTCACCTGGCGACAACAGTAAGAACTTGAAGGCATAATCATGGCAAAGTATCAAAAGAAAACAGCACCTAGTGCACCCGCTAAGAAAGCGCCTCAAGCTAGTTCAAATAAACCAAAAAACACTGAAGAAGTACTAAACTGGGTTTCTCAACAAGGCCGTGGTGGAGACACCATGCTTGCTCACGTTTCCCGTGGTGAGCTTGTTATCCCTAACTCTTTACTAGATGCTGAAGACGCTTTCCTCCGTAAAGTTATTGAAGGCGTTATGGAAGAGTACGGATACAACCCAGGTTGGTTTACTGTCGGACATGAGATGAACAGCATCAACCCAGAGACAGGACTACCTGAGTTCGGTTGGTTCTCTAAGGCTTGGAAAGCAGTTACTAAACCTATTAAGAAAGTAGCTAAAGCTGTAACTAAAGTTGTTAAGAAAGTCGTAGTAAACCCTGCCAAGCAAATAGTTAAAGCTATAGGCAAAGCCACAGGCATTACACCTGATGTCCCTGAAGCCGCTTACAAAGAGCAACCTTCACAAGCTACTGCTACTACAGGCGCTTCGCCTAATTACGAGCAAGACGCTATCTCAGGTAAAGCTAAGAAGGCTACTGCCCTTCGTCGTCGTCGTCGTGGTAAGCGTCGTCTACGTGTTGCAGGTGATGTTGGTATCGGCACTTCTGGACAAGGTTCAGGCGTAGGTACTGGCGGTTCAACTGGCGGTTCTTCTATCAATGTACCACGAGGTTAATAAATGTTTACAGAAGGGAATGGCTATGTAGCCAAACGTTATGCTCGACTAGAGTCTGAGCGTGACCCCTTCCTTCAACGAGCTAGGGATGCGGCTGAATTGACAATTCCCTACCTCGTACCACCGTCAGGTCACAGTGGGTCTACTCTATACAAGACCCCATTCCAAGGTATCGGAGCACGAGGTGTTAACAACCTAGCATCTAAACTACTCCTATCACTTCTTCCTCCAAACTCACCATTCTTCCGTTTGATGATTGATGACTTCGACTTAGCACAGCTAGGCGATGCAGGTCGTGGTGCAGTTGAAGAAGCCCTTGGTCGAATTGAACGAGCTACTAACCAAGAAATTGAATCTAGTGCTATTCGTGTTCCAGTATTTGAAGCACTTAAGCAACTGATTGTGTCTGGTAATGCGCTTGTCTACCTGCCTAAGAAGGAAGGCATGAAGGTGTTTCGCTTAGACCGTTACGTAGTTCAACGTGACGCTATGGGTAACGTCTTAGAAATAATCACAAAGGAGAGTGTATCTCCTGAGATGCTGTCTGATGATATCAAAGAACTAATCAAGACAGATGAGAATAATGAACATTCTCCACACCGTAACTTAGACTTGTACACTTATGTTTGCCGTAAAGGTAAGAAGTGGGAAGCTTATCAAGAAGTGGCTGGTATCGAAGTACCTGGCTCACGCGGCTCCTACGCAATAGACAAGTCACCTTTCATTCCACTACGCTTCTCGCGTATAGATGGTGAAAGTTACGGTCGAGGTTTCGTTGAAGAATACATTGGCGACCTCAAATCACTAGAAAGTTTAACTCAAGCTATCGTAGAAGGTAGCGCAGCATCGGCTAAAGTACTGTTTCTTGTGCGTCCAAATGGCACCACAAAGGCACGAGTACTCGCTGAGTCACCTAACGGTGCTATCGTAAACGGTGATGCTAATGATGTTACCACACTTCAAGTACAGAAGGGTGGAGACTTTGGTGTAGCACTACAATCAATCCAGTCTATCACTGAACGCCTTAGCTTTGCGTTCTTGTTAAATAGCTCTGTACAGCGTCAAGCTGAACGAGTGACTGCTGAAGAAGTGCGTTATATGGCTCAAGAGCTAGAGACTGCTCTTGGTGGTGTATACTCTATCCTGTCTCAAGAGTTCCAGATGCCTCTCATCAATATTCTGTTGGGTCGTATGGAGCAATCAGGCAAGATGCCTAAGATGCCTAAAGACGCAGTGAAGCCTACCATCGTAACAGGTATGGAAGCACTTGGTCGTGGGCAAGACTTAAACAAACTCGCTACATTCCTACAGTACCTACAGCCACTTGGCCCAGAGGTAATTCAGGGTGAGCTTAATGTTACTGACTACATCGACCGCCTAGGGGCTTCGTTGGGTATTGATACTCAAGGTCTTGTTAAGTCAGCAGAACAGAAGCAAGCCGAAGCTGAAGCTCAGGAAGAGCAACAACGTCAGATGATGATGCAAAGTACGGCAGCAGATGCCGCTACTAAAGTAGCACCAGAGGCGTTAAAGCAGATGGGCGAGAACATGAGACAGCAACAATAAAGGTTTTATATGACAGAGACTTTAAACACTTTTGAAGAAGCCCCACAGGAAGCTACCGCAGAACATGATGCGGCTATGCTTGAGAAAGCAGAACAACTGGAACAGAATAATAATCCAGAGCGTCCTGAGTGGCTACCAACAAAGTTTGAGTCTCCTGAAGCAATGGCCCTCGCTTATGCGTCACTAGAACGCAAGCTTGGGTCAGGGCAACAGGAAGAATCTCAGACTGAAGAACAACCTACAGAGTCAGAAGAAGCTGAATTACCAGATGATGCTGACCTAGAAGAAATGGAAAACGCAGTAGAAGCACAGGCAAGTGAAGTAGCAGAAGCTCTTGACAATGCTGGCTTAGACTTTTCGGATTTCCAAGAAGAGTACATTGCTAACGGTGAGCTTTCAGATGAAGCTTATCAAGCATTGCAACAGGCTGGTTTCAACCGTGACCTTGTTGACTCGTGGATTGCGGGACAAGAAGCACTAATGGGCCAGACTACCCAATCAGTCTTTAGCATGGTTGGTGGTGAAGAGTCCTACTCCCAAATGACAGAGTGGGCAGGACAAAACCTTTCACCTGCTGAGATTGAAGCTTTCAACGCTAATGTTGAATCAGGAGACTCAGCACTTGTGCAGTTCGCTGTACAGGGTCTTTACGCTAGATATCGTTCTGATGCACCTAGTGAGCCTAACCTAATGCAAGGACAGGCAACTACTAATCAGGGCGGGGCATTTAGTTCTGCCGCTGAACTGACTGCGGCTATGAGTGACCCTAGATATCACAAAGACCCCGCTTATCGTCAGGCTGTCGCTAGTAAACTAGCACGGTCTAACGTGTTTTAACTCTCTGTCTCCTTTAGCCCCTTCGGGGGCATTTTATACAAAGCAACTTCCCAATACTACTGATTACCTTTGGCCTCCTGCGGGAGACAACCTCAGTGGAAAGGATGTGTTGGATACGCTGAGTAGAAACAAACGAAAAACAAACTCAACCTATTCAATACTAAAAGGTAACTTATAATGGCTTTTCCAACTAACCAGACGGTTTCACGTCTAGGTCAGGTCAACGCAACTGGCGACGACCGTTCATTGTTCTTGAAACTTTACGCAGGTGAGGTTCTTACTTCTTTCGAAGAACGTAACGTATTCATGGGTCTGCACCGCACTCGTACCATCCAGAATGGTAAGTCTGCAAGCTTCCCACTAGTCGGTACTGCTTCTGCTAAATACCACACTCCTGGCGAACTCATCCAGTCGGATGCTGTTAAGCATGGTGAGCGTGTTGTTACTGTTGATGACCTGCTAATCTCTAGCCAGTTCATCGGTAACATTGACGAAGCAATGAACCACTACGATGTACGTTCAATCTACTCTAAAGAAGCTGGCTACGCTCTAGCTAACACTGCTGATAAGAACATTGCTAAAGTACTTGCTAAAGCTGCGTCTATCACTGATGCTACTGCGGCTGCTGCACAGTTTGGTGCTTCTTTCGATGAAGAAGTCTACACTAACAACGTTACTATCGGCTCACTTGCGGCTGACGCTACTGATGGCTCTGCTATCGTTGCGGCTATCTACGCTGCTCTTGAAGAGTTCGATAAGAAAGATATCACTGGTGAGAAAGTATGTGCTCTACCACCAGCTCAGTACTACGCGCTTCTAAACAGCAACGACGTTACTAAGTCAACTTGGTTGAACAAAGACGTTGGCGGTGCTGGTTCAGTTGCTTCTGGTACTGTACCTATGGTTGGCGGTGTTAAGATTGTTATGTCTAACCACATCCCAACTACTGACGAGTCTACTACTTCTGCTACTCCAAACCCACTTACTTCTAGCCGTGCTGACGCTTACAAAGGCGACTTCTCTGCTGTACGTGGTCTAATCTTCACTCAGGACGCTGCTGCAACTGTTAAGCTGCTAGACCTAGGTGTTGAGTCTGAGTACCAGATTGACCGTCAGGGTACAATCATGGTTGCTAAGTACGCGATGGGTCACAACATCCTTCGCCCATCTTGTGCAATCGCACTGAACGCTGCGTAATCGTACTCGTTCACAACATAGGGTGGCCTTCGGGCTGCCCTTTTTTTGCTTTTGAGAGGACAGCATGACTCCAAACACTAAACTTGAAGCTGTCAACATCATGCTGTCGGCAATCGGTGAATCCCCAGTTAACCGTTTGTCTTCAGGTCTTGTTGAAGCTGAAACCGCTGAGATTATCCTAACTCAAACCAGCCGTTCAGTCCAAGCTGAAGGATGGCAATTTAACCGTGAGACTAACGTAACAGTTGCTCCAAACCTTACTGGCGAGATTATCCTTGCTACTAACACTATCCGTGCAGACCAGATGGTTGGCTCTAACACAGACATCGACCTCACTCAACGTGGTAGTAAAATGTATGACCGTAGAAACCATACATTCAAGATTAATTCCCCAGTTCAGCTAGACATAACATACGAGCTGGACTTTGAAGAACTCCCTGCGGTTGCTCGTAGGTACATTACAATTAAATCAGCACGTCACCTACAAGACAACATCGTAGGCTCTGCTGAACTCCACGGCTTCCACCGTGATGACGAAGCTCAAGCATTGTTTGAGATGAAAGATTTTGAAAATGAAACGGCTGATTACAACATTGCAGACAACTATGATGTCTACCGTGTAATTGACCGTGTAGGTAACAAGAGGGTTTACTGATGCCTTTGATTAGTGGCTCTATCCCAAACTTGATTAATGGGGTGTCTCAACAGCCTCCTTCCTTGCGCCTTAAGACACAGGCAGAGCTACAAGAGAATGGCTTATCCTCAGTTGTAGCTGGTCTCGTAAAGCGCCCAGGTACGGAGCACGTACAACAACTAGCTAATTTCCTACCAGCTTCGGTACGCTCTAACATAGATAGTGCGTTCATTCACGCTGTACGTAGGGACAACACAACGCTTAACACTATAGTAGTTACCAACAATGGCTCCACAGCTAACGTTGCTATGTTTGATAAGAATGGTAATGAGCTTACGGTTAACGGTGATTACTCTTACCTAAACTCAGCAACTAACCCTAACGAAGATTTAGCGGCTGTGACTATTGCCGACTACACTTACATTCTTAATAAGAAGCAAGCTGTAACAATCAACTCAGCAACTACATCTTACCCTTCAAGCTCTCGTAAGTACGAAGCCTTGGTCTATGTACGTCAGGGTGACTACCAGACTACTTACTCGTTAAAGGTACGTAGACCTGGAGCTAGCTGGACAACTAAAAGTTATACCACAGGTAAGTCTACCAACGATACAACATCTGCTACACAGGCTGCTGAGGCTACCATTAAGACAGATAATATCGCTAACCAGCTAGACAATATTACACTGCCTTCAGGTATCTCTAAAGGTCGTTATAACAACGTAATCCACCTATACTCTACTACTGACTTTGAGATTCAGGTAGAGGACTCCCGTGGTAATACCCATGTGTATGCTTTCAAGGATGAAGTACTTGACTTTAAGACCCTTCCTAAAGACGGCCCGCCTAACTTCTTAATCAAAGTTGCAGGTGACAATGAGAAGGCTCAGGACGACTACTACGTTAAGCTGATTACTGACTCTACTGGTGGCGGTGTCTGGAAGGAAACAATCAAGCCAGGTATTAAGTACAAGTTTAATGGCGGTACGATGCCTCATCAAATCCGTAAGGAAACTAACGGTACTTACACGATGGAGCAAATGTCATGGGCTGAACGTAAAGTAGGGGATGATGACTCTAACCCATTCCCGTTGTTTGCTGAAGATAACCTTACTCTTAATGATATCTTCTTCCACCGTAACCGCTTAGGTCTACTATACGACGAGAACATTATCTTGTCTGAGTCAGGTGAGTTCACAGATTATAACTTCTTCCGTAGGACTGCGTTAACCATTGTAGATAGCGACCCTATAGATGTAGCTGTATCGAACAACCAAGTATCAATCCTACGTCACGCTGTACCCTTCAACGAATCCTTGGTTCTCTTCTCAGAGCAAACTCAGTTTAAGCTTAACGCTATAGACCTGCTTGCTCCTGATACTGTAACCATTGACGTTACAACTCAGTTCGAAACATCGTTACGTGCCAAGCCTGTAGGCGCTGGTAAGAACGTATTCTTCCCTGTAGTTCGTGGACGTTGGTCTGGTGTACGAGAGTACTTCGTAGATTCTGAGACAGACTCAAACGATGCGGCAGATATTACTGCACACGTACCTCGTTACATTGACGGTGAAATCATTAAGATGACAGCCTCTTCAAACGAAGACACTATCTTATGTATTACTGATAATGACCCTAATGCCGTGTACGTCTACCGCTACTACTGGCAGAACAACGAGAAGCTACAGGCATCTTGGTCACGTTGGACATTCGAAGGTAAAGTCTTGAACATGGCCTTCAGTAAGTCAGATATTTTATTGATGGTTAAGTACTCAGAAGATGACATCTGTCTTGAGCGTATTAACCTATCTACTGATGATGCTACTCTTGAGACTGAAGGTAACTGGCCTGTGCGTCTTGACAGACGTTACCTCCTAACTTCAGCTAACAATACTCTACCGTATTCTCAAGACGGCCTGAAGTATGTTACAACTTTAGGCGAGGTAATCACTGAAGACGCTGTTCAGGATGCGTTAGACGCTGGCAAGAAAGTCTTTGCTGGCCTTCCGTATAACTTTAGGTACGTGTTCTCCGAACAGGTTATCCGTCAGGATAAAGAGCCTGTGACTATCGGCAGATTGCAGATACGTAACATGAACGTGGTATACAGTGAGACTGGTTACTTTGAAGCTGACGTTAAACCTAAAGGTTCAGAGAACGCAGCTAACCGTACTCCATACAAAACCATCTTCTCAGGTCGTACTGTAGGTGGACGAACTAACATATTGAACCGACCCGCAATCTCTGACGGTACATTCCGTATTAACGTTATGGCTAACTCAGAAGGCTTGGATGTAGAGCTGGTATCAGACTCTCATCTTCCTTGTGCGTTCCAGTCAGCAGAGTGGGAAGGATTCTACAGAATAAGGTCTCAACGTATTTAATGGCTACATTCAGGAAGACTATCCCTAGTGATGTCCCTGAACTTGCTGACAACTTACGTAAAGCCGACATCCAAGAGCTTTTGGCTTCTTCTGGGTTACCCCCATTGGAAGCCTTAACTCTGTCTGTAAGCATCTCCGAAGAGGCTAACACGATTGTTATGGATGACGGACGTGTTGCAGGTATTTTCGGGATAGCTAGGCTTAATGATACTATTGGATGCCCTTGGTTAATGGGCACTGATTTAATCAAGGACATTAAGAAACAATTTATGGTCGGCTCATACAAATGGGTCAAAGAAAAGAATGAACAGTACCAAGTATTAACCAACTATGTTCATGCAGAAAACGAAGTAGCAATCCAATGGTTAAAGGCCCTTGGTTTTAAGTTCCCCCGCTTGGTCGAAGAGTACGGAGTAGGGAAGGAACCTTTCTACGAATTTGTGAGGATACAAGATGTGTGACCCAATAAGCATGGCTGCACTAGCTATCACTCAGGGTGTAATGCAACATCAACAAGCTAGTGCTGTCGCTAAATACTCTAACAAGGTAGCTGATGCAAACATCGCAGCATCACATAAAGGTTTTGAGGACTCTGCTCGTGCGATGAACGCTCGACAGGTTCAAGAACAAGAAGCTATAGCCGACAAACGACGGCAACAATTAATAGCCTATATGGAAAATATGGGTACTGCTCAGGCCGCTAACGCAGAACGTGGCGTTACTGGTCGAGTACTAGAAATGGACTTGGCACAACGTCAAGCTGATTACTTAAATAATGAAACTGGTGTTAACCGTGCGCTAGACTCAGTTGCGACTGCGTTTGCGTTTGAACGGAACGGCCTAGAATCGACACTGCAAGGACGTATCATGCAAGCTAACGCACAGCGTAAGCCTAAGCCTGACCTCCTTACGTCACTTGTCACTACAGGTGTCAGCGCAGGTATGTCCTACGCTAGTGCTAATTCTGGTACTGGTGCAGATGGCACTGGACAAACGTTCTCCCAAAACTGGGA